AAAACCATCATTAGGTTGCAGATGTTTAGGACCTAATGTATTTATAGTAGTTAAAGAATAAATTTCAATTGTATTATCAATATCTAATGAGGATACTAAAAGATTACCTATACCTCCATTATCAAAACCTGCTCCAGGACCTGTTGTGTAAGGTTGAAAAAGAGTATCACCCACTCCATTATTAGTTGCAACAAATTCAGCATTTATTTGCGCTGTATTAGTATTAGAAAATCCTTGAAATACTGGAGTTCCAGATGAAACGACTGTGTTACCAAGTATAAATTGACCTGCTCCTGTATCACCATTAAATGTTAGAGATGCACTTATTTTATATGTAACTCCAGGAATTAAGTTAAAAAATGAACCTGAATAAACTATACTTCCATTACCTGTTGTTGACCCAACAGTTTGAACTCGTATTTTAGTTGGGGAAATCACTGTATATGTAACCCCTGCTTGAGTTGCTCCTCCTTGTGTAAAATCAATAAAAGGATTAGGTATAATAGCATCAGGTGTTTTATCATTTCCATCAGCAAATATTCTATAAGGATTATATTGAGCAGGAATTGTTGGTACATTACTACCACTATATTCACCATTATAAAATTCTTCTTGAGTATCTTTTACTTTATATTCGCCTGTAAAATCATCTATATACCAATTAACTTGTTGAGAGACTTTTGGTTCAGGTTTGTCAAAATTATTTCCTTCTCCAATTTCAAAAGAAAAACCATCTATTAAAATATTATTACCACCTGTATCTAAAACATCACATGCAATGTAAACATAAAGTCTTTCATCAGGATAAACATCTATGTAGTTTTCAGATAATAATGATGGGGGATTTTGTGCAGTTTGTGGTGGAAAAGTATTAGTAAATATTCCCCCTCTTTCACTTGAAGTTATTTGTATTGTAAATTCTACTCCAGGTGAAGCAGGTGCAACTGCAAGATAAGGATTAAATCTCATTTGAGATCTAAAAGCAACTGTAGATTCTAAATATATATCTCCATTAAAATCAACCGCTTGAAATATACTATTTTCGTTTTGTGTAGTAACATTAGTATCAGGAAATAAACTTACAAAGACATTTGGGGGAGCAGTAATTACATCAGAAGAGTCACTATAATAATAACTTCCTTCATTAGTTATAATGTTATATTTATTAACACTTCCTCCTGCACTACCTGTTAAAGAATACATATTAATACTTGATGTTACTAATAAGTTTTTCTGAAATATCCCACTATTAAATCCTGTTTCAGTAGTATAACCCCAAGCATTAGAGCCGGTTTCAGGCGTCTTAGCCATAAGACTATTATTATTAATACCAATCACGGCATTAGTTTTGTTTCGCTCTAATAGATGTTGTTTTACGATAATTCCCGTGCTTAAGCTTGTACGAGCGGGAATATAATTCTTAATTGCTCTAAATAATGAAGACTCGTAAAATTTAATTAACCTATTATAATCATATTCTTTTTCAATTATAGTAGGTTTTCCTCCATTATAGGTAGGATCAAAAATTGTAACCCCTTGATATTTTTTAAAATAATCTTCTGCTATACGAGTTAATTCAGGGTATCTATCTGAACTTTCAGATATAAACCTAGGATCAGCTATAGCATCAGAAACTACCCCATGTCCATAAGTAGAAATTATATCATCATTTATTTCATTTTGAAATGAAAAACCAACTTCTAATGAATTTAAATCTTCTGTATAACTTGAACTTTGTTCAAATTCTTGTTGTATACTTCTAAAAGGTGATAATATAGTACCATATTCATTATTATCTATTACTTGAATTTTATTTTTAATTCTATTTCTTATACCAGCTGCTGGCTGGTCCATGTAATTTATTTCTGTATTTGGAGCTAAATACGATGCTGTTATAGCATCATTTGTTGTTAATTTAAAAACTAAATTATATTGTGATGATGTTACATTATTTGTGTCAATAAAAGATGAAGTATATAAAGATCCTTGTTTATTAACTAATGAAGGATGTAATGACCCTAAAGCATTTTGCCCTGCAAAGAAAGAATTACCCCCAAAAGAAAAACCAGTATAAACATCTGAAGTTGGGTTGGGAAAATTTATTGAAGTTCCACTTCCACTAACATTAGTATATTCTAATTCATTTCCTAATGGTAATCTAAAAGATAATAAATCATAAGAACTACCTAATCCTGTATTTGAATCTGCATGACCTTGTATAGACTCAGGATTCATCACATAATCATTAAATTGCGATCCAGATAAAGCTCTTCTATAATACCTAAATTCTTGAAAAGATCCTGAAAAACCTGATCCTAAACTTACTGCACTTGCTCCTGTTCCTATTTTAGTATTAATAGCATTACCTGGATACATCATTCCTCCTAATACAACAGCACTGTATCCCCTCATACTATTATTTCCTGAAGGATTAAAACCAGTAACATTATGAGTATCATTCCATGCTTCATTAATAGATGATGAAGTTTTATTATCAGCCATTGTAATAGTAGCTAATCCTTGAAATCCTACTTGATTCCCATCATAACCATCATATATATTATTTGCTGTTTTTAATTCATATTCATTTATAACCCCATTAAATAATGATTGTGAAACATTTGTTTTTCTTTGTACTTGTACTGACCACCAATCATTATTAAAAAAAGGTAGTGAAATTGAAGCAGAAACTATCCCTCCATCAGCGGCTGATGCAGACATAACTAATTTTAAAGTTCCATATTGGTTATCAGTTGGTAATTGCGATCCTAAAAAGGATCCAGATTGAGAACCTGAATATGATAATACTACACCAAAATCTGCTGTAGAATTATATAGATTACCTTTTACTAATAAAGATTGTGAGAAATTAGATGTTGGAGTTACTTTTTCATCCATTTTAAATCTAAATTGTATGTTGTCAGGAACAGAATAATAATTTTGATTAGGAGAATCATAATAATTATTTGTTAAAGGTTGCCAAGGTATTCTAACAGATCCACTTGGTTTTAATGAACTTGCTTCATATGTTTTAAAAGCAGTACTGTAACGATTCATCCATAAATCATAATCGTTTTCATCATCTTTATTTTTCCCCCCAAATTCACTTATACGAAGCATTGTACTTGGAACACCCCATATATTAATTAGTTGTCTTAATCCTGTAACTGTTCCTTTTCTTTTTACTAAAGAAACCATATTATGAAATATTCTTTTATATATTTCTTGAGCTGAGTTGTCTAATGGATAAGGGAATGAAGGATCTGCTAATGCTATAACATATCCTAGAGTTGATTGTTCTTTATCATAATAATTAATAACAGAACCTGATGCTATATCAATATAATGTGTTATATATTCTAATCCTGATCCCGTTACAGGAAAGGCTCCTACTGAATTTACATTAAATCCTACAGAATTAAAATTATTACCATAAGTTTCAAACCCTAAAGATTCAATTACTTCATCTGCTAACCCTAAAGGTAAAACAGATCCTGTTAGAGAAGAATTAGTATTTCTAACTTGTTCTACAGCTTCTGTATAAAGATACATTTCATCAAAAGCTTGACCAGTCATATTTACAAACTTAATATATTGATTATTATCATTATTTTCATTAATAAAAGGTGGGATTAAATAATATAAATAATCTTGATTATTTTCATCATAAAGTGAAGCAGAAAGTATTTGATTTTTTCCTGTATTATAATAAATAGAGGTTTCATTAGTACTTCCAAACCAATTTAATGCTTCTGAACTTGATACAGAGTAGTTAGGATAGGGATATGATACAGATGCACTTTTGGGCCATGATTCTGATCCTGTTATATAATATAAAAAATATTCATAACTATCAAAATTACTAACAACTTCATTTATATTATTACTAACAGCATTATAACTAGAAGAATAATCAGCTGATCCCGTTGTACCTAATGCTATACTTTCAAGATTTAATAATTCAGCTTCAAATTCTTCAATTGAAGCCATTTTATCATAAAAATTATTTAATCTTTGTTCTGCTGATGAATATTTTACAAATTGTTTCCACTCTGCCCAATTTTTTCTTAAGATTACTCCTTTTTGGTTTTGCAAAGAATTAAATTGATAATAAGATTGAGAACTATTAGTATTAACTAAATCTTTAAATGTTTTAAAATTTGTTGAATTATTTACTCTATCCTTAAGATCTATGTTATAGTTAGGACCCTTTAAAGATAATAAATTATCTATAAATTCTAAATTAGGATTAAATTCAACTTCAAAAACTTGAGTTTCTCCTACCTTTGTAATTATTTGTAATTGTTCTTCTACTTTAAAACTTGCAGGAAGAGGTGTATATAATTTAATTAAAATAGAAGTTGGATCTAATGAATTTTCAGATGAGGGTTTAACTAATAAACTATTTACACCAATAAAATTTCTATTACCTTCAAAAGAAATATAAAACTCATCTACATTTTCTCTATTATTTAATTTATTTTCAAACTCATTATAATAAGACTCAACCTGTTGTGGGGTTAAAAAATTATTCTGAATCCTAATTTCCGTTCTGTCTCCTGATATTTCTTTTATAAAATAAGGGTGACCACTAAAAGATGAATTATCTTCAAAATTTAATTCTTCGTCTATAGGAGAAGGAGATACATCAATAAGTTCTGATCCTAATTCATAATCTACAAAATTATAAGATATATAATACTTACCACTAGAATATCCTTGGTTATAAATATCTTCAACAGGATTTAATTCAAATTGATTATAAATTGAAGATGTAGGTATTGAAGTTATTAAGGTATTTTCTGGGGGGAGATATGAGCCATTTCCATTAAAATCTAAATCATCATATAATAATCTTTTAGAATAATCATATATAAATAATTGAGTTCTACTTTGAAAGGTAGAAAATGAACCTGTTAACTCAACTGAAGGGACAATAGCATCTAAACTTAATTCAAATCCTTCTTCAAAAAAAACTTCTGCATTTAATTGGGTTAATGATGATGATATTGGTATTGCCATTTATATTTATTTTTATCCTCTTGTGTAAACATCATTACTAACTGATGGAGTATTTTCCATTTGACTTCTTCCTGTACCAATAAATCCTGAATCATTAGGATCAATTGTATTATCTAAATTAGTAGCTTCTTTTATTAGTTCTAAATTTTCTTTTCTTAATTCAGCAATTTCATCTAATAAAGCTTTTATTTCTTCATTAATAGTAGCAAAACCAGAATATTCCTCACTAGTTTTAGCAAGATACTGATGAGATTCTACTTCTCCAAGCTTAGGTATAATGTAGAAAAATTTATCATAAAGATACCAAAAATCATCTAATACTGCTAAATCCCTATCAAAAAATGATGGGTCAGGAGCATCTGTAAGTTGTGTAAATTCAGTATTTACAGTTGCATTAAATGCATCTCTATCAAATCTTTGTGATCTTAAAGTTATCTTTTTCATTACCCATTTATTACTTTAAACATCATATCTTCATTATATATTTTAGTAGTACCATCGATTTTTGACTTTAATAGAATTGTATAATATCTTTCTGGTTCTAATCCTCCCATATAAATATCAAAGTAACTAGAAGTTGCATCAGCACTAACTTTAGTATATTCACTATCAAAATTAATTACATATTCATTAGTTTCTGAGTCTTTTATAGCATATTGTGCTTGTTTTGGTAAATAAAAATTTGTTAAATAACCTGAAGCTGTTTGGAATATTTTTTTAGGGTATTGCGGAACTGCTGCTATTCTAAATCTTTGTACACTTTGGGGATAATAAACTCCATCATTATTATATGTAGATATAAATGCTTCGGGTTGAGATAAAGTTTGCATTTGAGATGAGGTACCATAATAAAAATCATCAAACTTTATTTCTAATGTAGGTGGATAAATTGTATTAGTATCTACGGAATAATATTTAAAAGTTGATGCTTGTGATTGTGAAGGGATTAATTCAACGGAAGATGTTTGTTTTACTATAAACCCTTCATTTGGGATGTCAGCAGCACCTATTCCATTTGATTGACTAAACCAAACATCTACAGCAAAAGTTACATCTACATCTAAATCTATAGGATCAGAATATGTAAAAGCTTGGGAAGCAGTTATTATTTTATTAGTAATAGATCCAGTATACCATGTTGCTCCTCCAGTAGTTGTACCTTGATTTTGAGAATAAGATCCTGTAGTTAAATCAACAAAGGTTCCATTAGTCCAATTAAAACCAGGTTTTTTTTCTCTCCAATTACACCCATCTGTAGTAACGGGAGAATTTCCAAATCTTCCTGTTCCCATATCCCAACTTTGAGAAATAGGATAAACCTTTAAATATGAGGTTGAATTCAAATTTGTTACTACAGCAGCATAATTTCTTAAATTAGACTTCCATTTTCTTTTTTTAAAATCATTATTTACTAATGTTAACGAACCCGATTCTTGTTCCCAATTAGCCCCTCCTCCTGCTGATTTAGATAAATGAGTTGTTATTAATACATCACCTATTTTATAGTTTTTTCCTCTATTAGTAATAGTAATATTTGATATAGTATTTCCTGATACTGTTATATCTCCTATTGCTCCTATTCCTCCTCCTGTAGAACTTGTAAATGGAACATTATAATATATTTTATTAAAAAGAGTTGAGGGATTAGTTGTAAGTGATCCATTTAAAGCTCCTGCTACTGTTGATAAATAACTTATACCTGATCCAGATATATAACTAGTATATGCCCCATTAATTTCGTTTTGGGAAAATTTTAGTAAATATCTACTAGTTTGAGCTGCATCATTTAATAAGTAAGTAGATGCTTCTAATATTTGGTCTAACCCAGTATTCATTGATACATTTTGGGTATATAAGGTAGCGTCTTTTTCAGGAAATAATTTATAAATTGCCATTTAATTATATTTTAAAGTTTTTTAAACTTGATAGTTTTGGTTTAACATTATCAGGAACTATACTTTCATCAATTTCTGTAGGTACTCCCCCTGGGGCAGGTTGTTCATTATTTGTTTGTACAACTTTTTCAATATCTAAATTAGGATCTGCTAATACTTCTAAATAAGTTCTACTTGGAGTATATTGTTGTAATGTCATAGTTTCTAAAGTACCCCCATCTTCTGTAGTTAATGTAGTATCTATAAATTTTGCTCTTGTAGGATATCTTAAAACTTTATAATTACCCCCATCCATAAATGAAGATTTTTCACCATTAGCTACTGATGTTCTATTAGGCCCCCCTCCAGTTCCTTGTTTTACTCCTGATTCTGGATTTTCTACATCTAATGCTGTTATTTTTAGGGTATCTGTTAAAGGAGATTCACCATCTGTAGCTCTTACTATCCCTTCTTTCGTTGTATAAAAAGGATTTTCAGGAGTATAATTTTGTGTAAAATTTGAATTAGGATCATTAATAGGACCACCAGTACCTCCTTGTTTTGTTCCGGCTGCTGAATTTTCAACATCTAAGCCTGTTATTGCTGTAGATTGAACTAAATCATTAGTTGAAATATTAGCTCTTACTATACCTTCATTATCAGTATAATAAGCATTAGTAGGTGTATATCTTTGTATAAAACCAGATGTTGGTATTGCTCCAACATCAGAATCATTTGGTGCACCCCCACCATTTTCAGCTTGTCCCAATAATTGATTATTAGTTCCTTCATCATATTCTTCTTCTAGAGGTGAAAGTTTAGGGGGCATAGGACCTGGTGTATTTCCTAAGTAAGTTCCTGGTGATGCTGTATCTCTTTCTATATATAATTCTAATAAATCTTTCATTTTTTGTTTTTTATAATGGTACTACTCTTCCTATAATATCTTGTTGTGGATATTTCATTTCAAAAACCATAGGATCTACTGAAGGATATATAACTCCATTATTAGTTGCTGCTTGTAGATCATATGAATAATCACTATATCCTTTACTTGCTCCTGCTATATTTTTAACCATCACACTACTTACAGTTTGCACTCCATCTACTTTATCTAAAAGTATACTTAAACTTTTTAATAATATTGGTTGATTGATATTCCAATTATCTATTTCAAAGTATTCTGTTAAAGAATTAATACAACTTAAAATCACATCATTATTATTATAGTTAGGTAAAACTATTATATCAAACTCACATCTTATATTAATAACATAAGCATCTTTTATTTTTATAGAATCATTTATCATTCTATATTCTGATAGATAGGTTTTTAGATTTTGTTTTAGAGTTGATGAAGCTGTTCTTAATGTTTTAGTACTATCATAGGATAATACATACATATCTAAAATAGTTGGCAATTCACCTAATTGATATTCTGCTACCTTAGTAGGTTGAATATATGCTTTTGCTATAGTACCAACATTGGCAGGCATACTTAAAGCTCTTATTAAATAATCTTGTTGGGTAACTGTTCTTAATTGGGTTTGAAAGCTTCCTAAAGCGTTTTGTCTAATTTCTTCAATTGTATCTGCTCCTTGGCCTCCATCTGCTGCTAAAATATTATTTGTTGCTAATGAATTAAAAATAAGATTAGCTAATGAAGTATCAGATAAATTAGGATTATTAAAAACAATTCCATCAGTACTAAAAGAAGTTAATGTGCCTGAAGCTACATTGGAAGATAATCCTCCACCCGTTAAATATCTTATTGTTAATGTTGTTTGAGATGGTGCAATACCATAAGTATCAGTAAACATAAAGTTTAAGGGTGAATATGCTGTAGTTAATTTATCTTTTGAAAAAGCTAATCCTGTACCTACATTATCAGGATTTGGAACTAAATCTTCATCTTTATCACTTACAGTTCCTGCTCCAAAACCCAATTGAAGAGTTGTAGAGTTTAAAAATCTTGAAGTAAATCTTCTTTGTACCTGTTTTAAGTTTAATAAATTAGGAACATCGTCTTGAACTGCGTTTGGGTCCGTATAATTTGCGTTTATTTTTGTAGTAAACACAGTATCTTGTGCTAAATTTAATACTTCATACCATGGATTTCCATTGCTGTCAACTACGTCTAATATATTAATAATATCATTACCAATTATATCTACCGTAGCAAATCTAGATGGAACTGTAAATACTGCTTCTGTTGAATTGATTGTTCCTGATATAGCTTTTCTTGTCTTTTTTAATAAAAAATATTGAGGGTTATTAGATTGTAAAGCATATATAGATACAGTAGTAGGATCCTGGGAGGATGAAACTGAAAAATCAATAACATCTTCTGTTATAAAATTAATATTTGAATTTGAATTAGATGTTAATTGAAAACCTGAAGGGATTTTTAAAGAATAATCATAATCAGGGACATATTCTATACCACCTCCAGGTACAGCTTGTGATTTTGCTGGTAATTGTTGAAATATTGAAATTTCAACTGTTGCTGCTGTAGTAACTTTAGGTCTAGAGCCTAACATATAAGCTAAATCAAATAGATTTTGTTCTTGTCTAGCATATTGTATAAAAGTTTCTTGTATTTGATTATCTAAATAAAAAGATAAAACATCTCCTACATATGAGGCCATTTCAATAAACAACATTCCTGTAGAATCTGGGGAGAAGTCATTATAAGTATTAGGAAAATAAGTTTTTGAATAATCTATAAGAGAAGTTCTAAAAGTATTAAAATCTCTTTCAGTATATGTTATATTTCTGTTTAAATTTGCCATTATTGTATTGCTATATTTATTGAATCTTCTGCTCCTATATTACTAATTATATAATTTATAAATAAATTTATTGTATTACGATCAGGTTGGTTATCAAATTCTACACTTTTAACTGTTACTGAAGGAAATTCTAGGGAAATATTATCCTTAATTCTTGCTTCAATAGCACTATTAGTTCCATCATTAATACCTTCTCCTATAAAATCTCTTAAATTAGCACCAAAAAGAGGTCTCATTACTCTTTCACCTCTATTAGTTAATAACCAATTTAATAAATTAGTTTTTATTACTTCTTTAGTAGTAAATGTTGGATTAAATACTGCTTTACCAGACATAGGTAAACTAAACCCTAAAGCAACACTACCACTACCAGGTGTAGGAAAAACATTATTTACAATTTGAGCCATTATTTAGTATTCATTAGATTCATTATTTGATCCATACCTACATTTCCCTCAGGTAATGCACCATTAGTTACATCCATTCCTGGGTTTGGTTTAAAAGATTGTGCATTATTAGTATTAAACCCTGCTGCTGTTTCACCTAAAATATTTTTATAAGCATCTCTTTTATCTTGAGAAGACATTATAGGAGTAGTTGGAGTTGGGGAGGGAACTAAAGGAGTAAAAGATTCCATTATTGGGGATTGTGTTATTACTTTTGGTGTTTTTACAGCCTCTAAAAGTATATCTTTTAATTCTTCTTGTATTACTTCTCTAACAGTTTCTTTTAATACTTTTTTTAATTCTGTTAATTTCATCTTTAGTTTTATTATAAATATTATTAATTTAGGTTTTTATATCAATTATGACCCCGTTGGTGTAGGTAACCCATTTCTACCAAATTCAAAATACCATTTATCGGTAGGGTTTAAATTTCTATTAGGATCTAAAAGATCATAACTACTAGAGTTAGGATTAACGGATGGATCAAACCCCCAAAGTTTTTCTTCTGATGTTCTTATTGCATTTTGGTTATACCACCCATTACCTAATGCAGTTTTTAATTTTTTCATTAATTGAGTTTTTGAATAAGCATCTAACATTTCAAAAGTTACACCATTAGGTGTAATTTGTAGGGTATCATATAAATTTGAATTATTAAAGAACCAGTCTATATTTATATCTTTTTCTCTGTCGTATAATGCTTCTAACTCTTCATAAGTAATAAGGGTTGCTGAATTTCCTATTATAGGTATATCATTTATAATTGGAGTATTATATCCTATTCCTTTACTTGAAAAATATTCTTTTAGGGGATCATTAAAAGAAATATCAGGATTTGTTAAACTTATATAATTAGCTTCTTCAAATATAGCTTGCATTAAAGGTTTTCTTCTTTGCATTTCTGGTTTTAAATTTAGAAAAGAACTCCCAATATTAGCATCATTAAATGACTTTATAGCTGTTAGGCCTAATCTTTCAGAATAAGGATATAATTTAGCATTAGGGGTAAAACTAAATTCTCCATCATTATTCCATCTTTTTTCTGTAGCATTATAGTTACCTCCTATAGCATTTGCTTGTTTTTCTAAAGTTATACCTTTTTTTCTTAATAAACTTATATTAGATTTAATTTTAATTTCATCAGTTATACCAGATAAAAATAATTTTTTTATAGTTGAATCTAAAACTCTATCACCTTCTTTCCATTCATATCCCTCATTAGCAACAGCTTGTTCTAAAACTGTTCTAGAATTATTAAACGCTTCTCTAACTAAAGTATCATAATACCCCTTGTTTGGTCCTTCATTTTGTGATAATTCCCAAGCTAATTCATATAATTCTTCTGCTTCTTCTCTATTAGCACCATAAATAGACATTAATAATATAACTTGATTTTCTTTATAAATAGCTTTAAGTGGGTCTTCAGCAGGAGGTGGTGGAAGGAAAATTAAGTCTTTTGTATCAATTAACCATTTCATTTCATTAACTAAAACTAAATTTGAGGATGAAAAAGATTCATCCCCATATAACATTTCGACTGCTACCCCTTCTTTATAATATTCTCCAGGTGGTGGTACTGATTCTTTATTTTGAGCAGTTACTTGTTTTTTGTCAAATGATCTATTAGTAAGTGTAGCGGTTCCAATTGAAGTAGCATTAAGTAATTCTCCTTCTCCTTCAGCAATATCTTCATTAAAAGCATTTAAAGTAGATTGACTTACCTCAACATAATTTAATCTTAAATAATAATCTCCATATAACAAACCTGGGGGGTTATTTAGTATTTCTTCTAATTGTTCATTAGTTAGTACTCCAACAAAATTATCAGTTGTAGCTACTATAGCATCTAAATCTTCTTGGGTTATATTAGGATCTTTTTCTAAACAATCATTTAAAGCAACATCTAATTCATTTAATTTAGTAATTACTTCTCCTACATCTTTACTAATAAGATTCAAAGCTTCAGGTATTGATGCTAAAGATGCTTCTTCTTTATCTATTAATGTTCCTAAATTATCTAAGGCATCTGAAAAATTATTTGTTACGCTTAAAGGTAATCCTATTCCAGGAGGAACAGATGAAGGTATTGGTAGTTGTTTAATTATAGTTTTCCCTGCGCTTAAAGCTTCAACAGCTACTTCAGAACCTGCTGCTACCTTATTTAAGGTAGCTATTTTTCCCTCAATTTGTACTAAAGCTCCGTTAATTTGGTTTTTTTGATCAATTAAAGATATTAATTCTTCTGTTGTAGGGCAGGCATCTTTAAATTGTAATATTAATACATCTAAAGTTTTATTAAACTGAAATGTTGTTCTAGTTATACTTTGAACTATTTTTGATATAAATCCTGCTAAAGCCATTATAAAGTTCTTGTTGTTTTAGATTTATAAAATTCAATTGAAGATAACATAGATTGTGCTTGTAATCCTACTTTTGTTGCTGTTTGTGCTACTGCTATATTTGGAGTAAAAGGAATAGGTGTACCTACAGTTCCTAAAGCTGATGTTAGAGAGATTACATTAGTTAGTAATTTTTGAAAATCAGCTAAAAATTTATCCCCTAATATTAAAGGTTCAGTATTACTTTCTTCTTTATCTCCTAACATTATTTTAGTTCCTACTTTAACAACAAAATTAGAAGTAGTATCAAAATTAAAACCTTTTTGTGCCCCAAATGAAATTGTTCTTGCAGAACTAAGTAAAATATGATCACTTTTAGAATTAAATAATAAACGTCCTGAATCAATAATAACTTGAGAACCATTATATGAACTAGGTGAGCTAGGAACTTCACCAAAAGCAGGTGTGTATGAACTATAATCAGTACTAGCTGCTCCTATAGGTATTTGCTGGTTTGAAGTTAAATAAATAGAAGATTTATCGGTATTTATATTTTCTACTTGAGGTATCCAAGAATCATCATCAGTTTTAGTTTGTCCATTTTTTAATATTATAATAGGTTCACCATTTTCCCCACTATTAGACCAAGAATTTAAAGGGAATGAATTATTTACTGTACTTCCAAATCTTATAGTATTACCCCATCTTCCTTCAATTAAAACATCACCTTCAAAAGGTTGTAAATTCCTTATTCCTAATTTTTCCTTAAAAGTAATACCTAAATTAATTTCTTCTGAGGTAGAGTCTGCTTGTATTTCAACTCCTGCTTCTGTTTTATTATAATTTTGGGCATTAGTAGGTTTTGTTGTAAGAGAATTTGGGGAAGCATTATGGTGGATACTGTTCCAAATATTAATACTTTGAAAATAATAATATTGATTACCTGTAGAAGGATTTTCTTGAGACATAGCATTAGGTAAAGAAATTATATAAACTATCTCATTAACTAATGGTAAAAATTTTATATTTGAATAAAGTGGATTTGCATAACTTAAAGTATCTAAAGCAGCACCTGAAGGGTTTGTTAAATCTTCCCATAAAATGCTACCTATACTACTATATTCCCCATATTTTTTCCAATTAACTGGATAATCCTTTCCATTTAAAGAAACAAATTTAACTCTTACAGGAATTATTTCAGCTCCTTTTAAAGAAGGTATAGTAGTAGATTTTAATGAATTTAAACCTGTAGGGATTCTAGCCATTAGTTTTACTTTCTTTATTTATTCTTTCTAATTTATCCATTTCAGCTAATAATTCTGCTTTTTCTTCTTCAGTTATACCAAATTCTCCCTCATCATTTGTATTATTCACAGCTCTTTGGATAATAGTAGCCATCTTAATTAATTGTTCATCATTTTTTACTCCAATTTCTAAATATTCCTTTATTAAAGGTACTATTAAAGTAGCATCACCTATTTCTTGGATTAAAGGTTTTAATTCACTTATTAAAGATGTAATTTGTTGTTTTTTAGTGGTTTGATTTTCATATATTTCATGAAGAATGTCTGAAAATTTTTTATCACCAAATATTATTGAATCTAGTTGTCCCATAATTTTTGATTATAAATATTAAGAATTTAAACTTTTAAGAGGGAAAATAACCACTTTCAGAAAATACTAAATATTTTTCTTTAAATACTTTATATAATTTATTAGCTATTTTAGTTATTTTGGGAGTTTTTACATCAATCATTTCTCTTATGTAAATATAAAGTGCTTTTTTATTAAAAACATCAATTGCATCCCTTTTTCTAAATAATTCTAGGATACAATCTGCTATTTGAGCATCATATTCTTTAGGAAAATAATTATATATCCTTTCAGTCATATGTTTTACATATAAATCTACAAAAATAGATAACCTATCACCTTCTTTATACCCCTTATTATATAATTCATCCCCAAAATTTTTATCTAAATCTATAAACTTTTGAGAGGATTGTTCTAATTTAGAATTTAATATAAAGGTTGAATTATCCCCTTCATCCAGATTTTGGTGTTTAGATATATCCCCAATATCAACTGACTCAATTCTTTTTTTATAATTTTTTTGGTTATAAACTATTAACCATCTTTTAACAATAGTTCCAAAATAGGAATAAGCTTTAGCTCCTTTTGAAGGATCAAAAAGATGAATCTTATCTAACAGAAATACCATAATTTCATGTTGTAAGTCTTCTAAATTTTCAACACCATCTGTATAATAAAACTTAAAAGTATGAATAATATTTTCAGTTAATTTATAAAACGGATAGTGAATTTCTTTCTGGTATGTTATACTTTTAAAACCAGCATTATCACTAATGTTATATCTAACAATAGCATCTTCAGTTTCTTGGGTGAAATAGTTTCTTTTTTGTCTTTTTTTCTTTGCTGCTCTTATTATATTATCCATGTAGTCATAAGTTATAAATCTTTAATTTTAAATCCGTTTAATAAATCTTGTATTGTCATAACTGTCTTAAAGAAAAAACCTATTTCATCATCACTTTCAAATCTACCCTGTGAGTCCAATTTTTTTAATCTTGCATTTGATACTTCTATGGCTTTAGATATTTTATTAAGCCATTTCATATATTCTACTAATATATCTTCTTGCTGTTCATTTTTTTTCATTAGGTTAAAAACTGCAAACCCTAATACTATTACTAACATTGATAATATTGAAATTATTATTATTTCCATTTTATATATTTTTTAGCATATTTTGTAATCCTGGACTTGATAAATTACCAAGTGCTTTTGTTTTTGTAGACTTATTAGATTTTATTGTAAAATTATCTTTTTTTACCTGAGTAGGATTTTTAAATTTAGGCAACCATTCAATTTCAAATTCTATTCGAGCAGCCATCATATCAGCCTGATGTAAAATGAAAGGTAATGAGGTACGTGGTTTTTGTTCTGGCATCCATCCTTTTAAATATTTATCATTAGCTGAATCATATAACCCATCATGTGTTTGAATGGCTACCATTTCATTAAAAGTATATTTAATATTATTGTCTTGAAGTAAAAATAACCCTCTATCAGGTACTGATGAAAATGGTAATTTTTTATTAAACATATAATCTTCACCTAATTTATCTTTTCTCCATTTATCTGTTTGAGGAATATATGATTCATGATCTGCATCACCCATTTTACCTAAATCATGATTAATAGCTGAAAATGCTAATTCTTCAGTAGTAAATGTAGTCATATCACAACCAAAAGATTTCCAAACATCTGACATTGATAAAGCTGCATGGACTACTCTATTAACATGATCAACATATCCACCTGGGAAAGCTGAATGGTATTCTTTTTTATGAGCGGCGGGCATAAGCATAATACGCTCGGCATAGGTTTCATAGAATTCAATCAATTGTTCTTTACGAGGAGATGAGATATAAGTATTAATATTACTCATAAAATCTACCCAATTAGCTTGTATTTTTTCTGCTGATAGTTTCATAACTTTTATTTTAAATTAATTACATTGATTCTTGTTCACGATCTAAAAATGATTTTGTTTCTTCAACAATATCTTTACATTTACTAATTTCGTCTTTAAATTCTTGAATGTTAGCATTTGGTCTACTTAAAATAAATTTTAAGGTTTGTAATTTACCATCTAGTTTATCCATTAATCTAATGCATGTGTTTTTATTTCTCATATTTTATTTATTTAGTATTATTCTAGGTACATATTATACTTTATATCTCTAATCTCTTTATTTTCATCATTTTACCATTTATATTAACATTGGTACCTTAATACCTAATATTAATTTATATCCAAGATATATAAAATATTTTAGAAATCCAAGCTACTCTGAAAGATTATTTAGAATTTTTTGGAGATGGGCACATCTTTCGTATTGTTCGGTTTCTATAAAAAAATTTATACCTAACTTTAACGCTGTATCAAGATATTCATCTGCGTAATTTTGTGCGCCTTTTATATGTTCTTCATTTTTAATATTGATTTTTTTAATATATAACCATGCTCTGTTATAAGTTACAAATTCACCTGCTTCTTTCATATCATTGATATCTAAATCTTTATTAGACTTTTGAAAGAATTCAGCTAGTTTTTTATTAAAATTTACATGGTTTAATATTAATTTTTTATACATTCCAACCCAATATGTAGGGGTATTTTTAAAATCAATTAAAGTAGTACTATTTTCTGTACCATCTAAATCATCATTAGATTCAAATAAATGAAATATATTATCTAAATTTACCATATATCATAAATATATGAAAAATATATTATATATCCCAATCTTCTTCAGCAATTTGTAATGCTAAAAGTGGAGACATATTACCATCTGATTTAGACATTGTTAATAAAGCATAATAAACTACTTCTACTATTTTTTCTTGATTATTTACTCTATCTAGAATGTCAGCAATTTTAATTATTTCATCACTACCTACCTTTTCTAAAAAATCTTCTTTAAATTTATCCATTTTTATTGTTTATTGTTTATTATTTATTATGTTGTCCGACTAGGGATCGAACCTAGACTCTTCTGCACCAAAAACAGACGTGTTGCCAGTTACACCATCGGACATTAAAATCCTAAATATTTACTTCTAACAAAATCTAAATCCCAGGTTATATATGATTGAGGATATTCAGCATTACAAAAAGGATTCCAATGAGGTTGAACCATTCTCCATCCATCACCCCACTTTTTAGATAAATATTCTCCATTTATTTCATTAGATTGGTTTAATAACATAGCTAATTCCTCATTTTCTTTTTTAGTTTGCATCCCATTTTTCTTATAATGTTCATCATCAGCTTTAGCAATTTCATCACCATGTAAATGGATATTTTTCAAACCCTTAATCATTTTTGGTTGTATATTATTTAATCTCATTATAAAATCACTATCTTCTGCGTAAGCTGGATATAAATTTTCATCAAATAAACCTACATCTTTAACCCCTTTTTCAGTTATAATAAACAAATCATAACTTCCTAAATTAAATTGTCCTTCATGGGGGTGTATCATAGCAACTTCCTTATCTAAAGTAGCAATTGCAATTTCTTCTAATAAACCTGGGGTAAAAGCTACATCATGACTACATATTACCCAATAAGGTTTCATTAAATATAATTTAATAATTAGATTCCAAGAAGAAGCTACTCCTAAATTAGAAGGAAAATGAATAATGTGTAATTTTTTTATAAATTTATTATCAATTTTTTTTAAATCATCTAATTGGGAATCAATTTCTCCTTTACCATTATTATTAATGATAAGTAAATTATCTACAGGATAATCAATAGATTTAATTAATCTATCTACCCAATGAACTCCATTTACTATAGGTACTCCTATTATAGGAATTGGTATTAAATTATTTTCCATTTAATTTTAAAATTTAAAATGTTTTTTTCTAATAAAATCAATATCATATTTAGTATAATCTATAGGAATATTTTCAACACCCATAGGATATTTTTGAGGATATTGTAAACATTCATTTCCCCACTTTTTGATTAAATATTGTTTATTATAATCATTTGAATTATTAATTTTTTTAAGCATTTCCTCACTACTTATATCTCCACTATCTGATCTTTTAGTTTGACTAGCATGGTCAGGATAGCAAGTAGGATCTGTACTTAAAACTCTACCATGATAGTAAGATGCTCCTAAAATATAATGTTTAATTCCATCTTTTGGGTTATCCCAAGTATATCTTAAACATCTTGAAGCATAATCATGGTCCTCACAATAAGCTGGAGATAAATTTTCATCAAATAAACCTATTTTTCTAATAACAGATTCTTTTATAACAAATAAATCATAAGAACCTCTACTAAACCAACCATTACTAGCATGAACCATATCAATATCCCCATTTAAGGTTATTTCATGCATTTTCTTTAATAATCCTGGAGTAAAAGCAATATCATCTTGAGTTATAAGCCAATATGGAGAATTTATATAACTTTTAATTATAAGATTCCAAACCGTAGGAACCCCTAAATTAGAAGGAAGATGACATACTTCAATATTTTTAATCCACGGATGTTTCTTTTTAGTAAAATTATCAAGTACTTCTGTAATTAACCCTCTTCCATTATTATTAAATATAATAAAATTATCTACGGGATAATCAACACTATTAATTAATCTTTTTAACCATTTCCCACCATTAATAGTAGGTACTCCTATAACAGGTATTCCTTTATTTTTCATCATTTAATATATAATTTTCAATATTTTTTGTTTTCCCATCTACTAATTTCATTTTATTTATTATTTCAAAATCAATCAAATCTGGGTGTACCCACCAATCTTCAAAAGGTTTATTATTAAGAGGAGAAACATTATCAACAACCAAAACATAACCAAATGATTCTAAATATTGTCTTGATATATCTCTAATAGAAGGTCCAAACTCATAACTATCATGTTCAAATGTTATTATACCAAATTTATACTTATTAAGTGGAATTCTTAAAAGTATATCATAGGTTACATGAGCAGGTTCACAATCTACTTGTAAATAATCAATAGTTTTATGACCAAATTCATCTAAAAGCCTTTTATAATCAACCTTAGTAGCATCTTTACATATAACTTTATTATTTCTTTTTTCTTTAAATTGATCAACTACATTTTGGTCTATATCTAATGATATACCCTCCCAATCAAATTCTTTTTCTAGTAATACAGTATTACTTCCATAGTAGGGTAATGATGATCCTATTTCTAAATAAGTTCCATTTTTCTTCCCATTTAACATTGATAAAACAAAAATATCTTGATAGGCTTGAGCATAATTTTTATCAATTTTTTCTGATCCTTCAAATTTGAATTTTAATCTATTAAATTTACTTTTATCATATAAAACAAAATTAGTATTTTTAATATCATCTTCATAACTATTATTTTCATTTTTATTCTCTATAACTCTATCCTGTATTCTTAAATTTACAATATTATTATATATGTATACTTTATAATCCTCAGTCATATTATGTTTATGATTATTATATAAATCAATCATTCCATCTTCTGATTCTTTTATTTTTCCTATTTGCCACCCAACATAAGCTTTATAAAATCTAGTAGCATAATACCCAGGATATCTATTAAAATATCTAAAAGGTTTTTGATTTTTTTCATTTGAAATTCCAATGCTAGCATAAGTATACATTAAAGTAAATACTTCTTGTTTAGATTCTATCCTTGCTTCTCCATTAAATTCTAACCATTGACACATCATTAAATAAGCTTCTGGTCTGTGAGGAGATTGTGATATTATATGTAATAGTTGGCCTCTTTCAAATGTTTTGTTTCTTCCAATCCTATCCATACAATCCCAAGAAAGTAATAAACTTTCATATACTAAATCATCATCATCAGATAATTCAGCACATCTTAAATAATATGATAAAGCTGCAGCATATTGTTTAACATCAAAGTATTCACATGCTAATTCAAAATTTAAAACACTATTTCTAGGATCAAAAATATATTTATTTAATTTTTCTTCTAATTTATAATTTTTCATATTCTATTTTTTCTAAAACAATTTTAGGCATTTTTAATATATAAGCGGCATTATCTTGGTATCCGAAAGTAATTAATAAATCATCCCCATCCTCAGCTAACCCACAATTAAATTCAATCATAGCATCCATAAATTTAAACTTTTTAGATACTTTTACTATATTCCAGTCTTTATCATAAAATACAAATCTATGATAATAATGAGCATCTTTTCCATTTCCTACAGGATGAAAAGGGAAGAAACATTCATGAGTAATACATAATCTCCCCTCACCGAAAGGAATAACTTGAGATCCTCCTCTTAAATCACAATCATCTAATTTAACATTTGCGATTTTTTCAGATGGGTCTTTTTTAATTACTGCTACACAGGATTTATTCTCACAATCTACTTTCATTAATTCTACAGGATCAGCATGTCTTATAAAATGATAAGGCATATCTAAAACTGGCATCCAATTTTTCTCAAGATAAACCCCTTCTTCAGGGACTTCAATTCTATCTCTTGTAACCTCTATGATTTTATTATCTTTAAATTCAACCTCACACATTTCCATTCTACCTGTTCCCTGAGTATCTATATCTCTTCTAACCCCACAAGTATAAAATTTATTATCCCATCTAAAAATTCTAACATCTTCCTGACCTATAAAATCCCAAAGTGGTTCTTTATCAAATTTTGAAGTATTAATTTTATTATATTGGGTTATATCTAAATCATTATTTAAACGACACATATAATTAACAGTTTCTAAATAACAATAATCTTCAGGATTCATATATTGCATTGCTCCCCATAAACCCCAGTATTTTTGATTGAATTCAACATGATGCATTACATACCCTACATGCCTTATATTAATTAATAACCCTTCTACTTCATCTTTAAAAATGGTAACATTACAAAGTCCTGTTCCTCCTGTAAATTCATTTGGAATTATTAGAGGTTTTATAACACCTCCATTTTCTAAAGATAACTTTACTAAATTATTTTCTTTTGGATATAATTGTTCCCAACTCATATATTAATTTTTTTATTATTTCGCATTATTCTGTGACATTCATATTATATATATTATACAACGCATAAAAACCGCAAACTACGCGGAATTTATGCATATATCTTGATTTATTAACTAGCATATTCTAAAGCTTTTGCAAACATATTTCTATTTAAATCTAAATCTTGTTTAAAATTCTTAATTATACGAGCTTGTCTTTGTTTACCTGATTTAGTATTGTAATAAAAATTACCATTAATAATATTTTCCTGTACTCTATTAAATACTTCCCATAACCCACTACCAACATCTTCTTTACGTTGAGATTCTAATACATTAGTAATTGCAACATCGGTAAAAGTATTACCTGTTCCTTTAACTCTAATATCAAGTAATGATTTTGCTAATTCTAATACTTGCTCTCCTTCTAAATCCGTTTCTTTCATTTTATTCATAGATTCAACAGTTAAAGGTAATTTTTCTACCATTTCTTTAATCATAATCTGTAAATCTTCAAAGGTATAACCCATATGACGCATTTTAACATCTTCAAATTTCTCATCTGCAATAACTAATCCATTTTCACAAATTAATCTAAATAATCCTGCCGTAAATGTAAAAGCATTTTTACCATCATGAGAATTTGTTAGTAATATTTGTGGAAAAACTGTATCACCATCTTCTCCCTTAATTACAATATCATTATTTCTAAAAACTAATAAATGTTTTTGAAATCCTTTTGTATGTTTAGTTCTAGCTTTAACTTCTTTAGCTTCAACAACTCCCCAACCTAATGAATCCATATCATCAATAACTTTTTCTGTTGGAATATGAGTATATTTATCTGAAACCTCATCTGAAGGTATAGTAGTAAATACTGAAGGGGCTGCATTATTAATTACCTCTTTACTCATAAATTTTGCTGATTGTAAATTTTCTGTGTTGATCATAACTTTTATTTTTTATTTTGTTTTCCGGCTTCGCGCCTTATTTACCCCGTAAATATACGAAAGCTCTTCCGGGTATCCAAGCTTCCTGTGCATTACTTTTAATTTATTTTTAAATCTTCTTGCATTTTGTCTATTGACTTTATTGCTAATTTAAAAGTAGTATTATCCATTTTAGCATATGCTTCAAATGTACCTGCTAAGGCAGGATATTGGTTTTCATATTTTTTATTTGTACCTTCTATGTCATTACCATCTAATCTAAATTGTAAATTTTTTTTAAGGTATTTTAAGTCTATTTTAAGACTTGTAATTACATTTATTAATTCATTTTTTGTCATAATTTTTATTTGCTTAATAGTGAAGGTGAAACTGTAAGTAATGAATTATTATCTCTATCTCTAACTTTAATATTTTTATTATTAATTTTTAAAATTTCAAATGTTCTAGTATTAGCTATTTTTTTATGGTTGATAAATACTACATCTCCAACTTGAAAATCAGATGCTGATAATTTAGGAATAGCTTTACCTACTCTAGCTGTCATTTTAGTTCTTAATTCATCAGCATTAAATGAAATTGTACCTAATGAAATAGCTATACCAAAATCCTTTTCTAATTGTTCAACAGCTTTTTGAAATTCATCTCTAAATTCTACTACTTTTTGTTTATTAATCATAACCTTTATTTTTATTAGTATGTGTGCTTTTTGCACTCATTTATACCGTAAATATACGAAAGCTCTTTGCGGTAGCCAAGCCTCCTGCGCATTACTTTTAAATAGAATTTAAAGTAATACCACCAGTTCCTCTAGCGAAAAATGTATTTGAAGGGATAAAAATAGTTGGAGTATATTTAAATGAACCTCCTCCTGGAGGAATAACTACTGAAAATTTATGCTGGCTAGTAATTAATGTATTTTTATCAATTCCAACAAAATCGCTAAATGTAGCCAATCCGGGAGTAGAAGATTCACTATCATAATATCCCCCAGCAGCGACAGCATTTAGTGAACGCACTGCTTCAAAAGTTAAAAAAGCAGATCCAGAACAAGTTGGAGCACCAATTGACCAGGTTTTTTCAGAACCAAGTCCCGAAGTGCTTAAAGCAACAGGGTATAAATATCCTTGTCCTTTTAATTGATTAAATTGTATTGCAGCCATTATGTAATTTTATTATAAATATTATCAAATTCATAAAGCCGTCTAAGGTTTCTTCCTCTCAACATAACCACATACCTAGATACGTATATATTCATGCCATAGTGAAAGTTTGTTAAAAAAAGTGATTTGAGGATGTGAAATTCCCCAAACCCTTACCCATATGGGAAATGGGGTTTAATAATTTAACGCTAGTGAAAAAACCACCACCATAATGATCACATATATGGCTGGCGTTAAATCTACTCTATTTTCTTCTACATTCATGGTTATAAATAGTTTGGGCTGGAATATTAAATGGTAAA